CCCAGAACTAGATGTTGAACGAGCATGGCTTCCTGCTATTTCTGTGCCACTTAACAATCCAAATGTAGTTTCATCAACTAGTGCAGCACCACCAAAAGAAAAGTTTGCATTACCCATGTTATTTGTAAATGCGTATTTGTATTGACCTCCACCTATATCTGTAAGTGTGCTTGAATTAAAACTATCTGCATAAGCTATAGTGCTTGCTGTTCCATCAAAAAAATTCCATGCTTTACATAATCCAGCCATAGTGTCTTGTGTGCTACCAGATGTCTTTCCTATGCTATCTACTTTTAATATACTTGCCATTATGCTAAATCTCCTGCAACTATATAAGCTGCTATTCCGGGGTCTGTTGCACTATTTGATTGATTATAATGTGCAAATCTACAAGAAGCTGCTAAAGTATAATCTGTGCTATTGACTATATGGTCTCCATTCATTCCAATATTTGACATAGAATAAAAAGCGTTATTCATGTTATTAGTAAAATTTGTATCTATAAAACCTGTGCCTATGTCTGTCACAGTTGATGAGTTAAAACTGTCTTGAATATTACCTGTTATTAAGTCACCTCTAGTTTGCATCCAAAATTTATTTAATCCTTGTTGCAAATTAATTGTAGCAGAACCTTCACCTTGAATAGTTATAGAGCCTGCTGTTGTTTTACCTTTTATGGTATCTACATTTAACTGACTTGTCATACTATACTCCAATAACCATTAACAGTAACTGTCGCTGACTGTGTAATAGGACCTGCTGAAACACCATTCTCATCTGCGTCTATAGTTATATCTGCACTTATAGTCTGTCCATTTAATCTAATTATACTATTGTTTCCTTTAAATGGATATCTTGTGTCTGACTCATTTTTTGTATAACTATTTGCTATTGTAAATGAATCATATACAACCATTTCCACTACATCATTTAAACTCGCACCTGTTACTAGTACAACACTTGTTCCTGTTGTAGCTGTATAATCTGTACCTGCTTTAAGGAGAACACCATTTTGGTACACATCCATATACACACTATCTGAATAACTAAGTGTTAAAGAACTTTCATCTGAACCACTAAAAGAAGTTTGACCTGCAGTTGCTTGATATACATATCTACTTCTTACTCCTTGATTAGGTGCTTTTCCTATATATGCCATAATTTACTCCGTTGGCTTTGTTGGAAATACAAAATCTTTATCATGTATACTTTGATATGTTTTTGTTATATCCCTTAATTTTTGTCTATATGTTGTCCAATCTGATGGAATAGACGTACTAGTTTCTTGAGCTTTTATTACAACCCAATCACTTTCTTGAAGTAACTCATTTCTAAGTTTTCTTAACATTGATAATTTTGTTTCACTATCTGTCATTAACCTTTTATCTCCATTAATGTTAACTGACAAGTTCCACTTGCAAGTTCATCACTATTGTAGTTATAACCTCCAATATTTCTAAGTAGTGTATGAGTATGACCATCACGTTCAACAACTCCTTGTATATTGTAAGTTACTGCAGAAGTTGTACTAGGTGAATCAGTAAAATGAAAAGGACAAGATTGAGGTCTACTAGCAGAATAACCTGCGTCTTTAAATACAGAATGCATAGCTCTTGCTCCAGTTGCATCACCACCATGCACAGTTGTTGCTGATGATAAATCAGTAGTTTCACCTATCACTGTACTTCCTCTTTTTAACCTAACTCCAAAATAATGAAAAACACCACTATGATTACTATATAAACCACCTATAGATACAAATCCAAAAATAAGAATTTTATTACTCGTTGATGTAGGAGTAATTGAACCACTCATTAATGTTCTTGGAGTTGATGAATCTGAACTAGCATAAGAGTCTGATGTCATTTCTTCAACTGACACTGTTTGTAAAACTGAACCACTTGGAAAAGCACCCGGTCCTAATTTAGTTAAAGCCATTACAACTCCTTATACGTATGGACTATCGCCTAATACAGATGTATCCCAAGCTGCTTTTAGCTTTGCAATAGTATCTGCACTTGATATTGCACTTGCTGCAGGTGCATCTCTAAGTGCTTTCTTTTTAGTAACACTTGCAGTTTTTGCACTTGCATCATCTGCTTCTAATGCTTTCATGTACACGACATCTTCTGCTTCAAGCAAAGGCTTTCTTACTTCTCTGATTTTATCTTTAAAAATTTCTTTTGCTTTAGTCATATCTTCAGAGATAACATCACCACTTAATGTCCATGCTTCTCTAAAATGTCTATCAGATGGCTTGGTTACAGTTGAAGCATCAACTGTTTTACCATCTTTATCCATTATATATGTTTTTGGCATTGTGTTCTCCTTTATGCTGCCTTATGAGTGGCATTAATATTCTCATCAATTTTCCAAGCATTTCGCCACTCTCTTGTACTTGGAAGCTGATTCTTTTTACAAATAACTAATCTAGGTCGATTAGCTTTTTGATATTCTTTCCACACTCTTTGTGGTATGTCTTTCATAATTAAATATTCTATTGCTTGTTCTTCTGTCATTGCTTCAACAGGTTTAGTATTATGTAACAAATAACCTCTTGTATGTTTTTTAAAGTCAGGCTTTGCTTCATCTTCTGCTAATGCCCAATACACTTCTACAGGTGGTAGTATGCCACCTTGTAATGCACAAGCCATCCAATTAGGGTCAGGTACTGTTATCTTAGAACATTCTTCAGGCTTATCAGGGTCTTCCCATACAATTCGATAGTCTGATTGTTTGCCCTCTAAGTTCTCTTTTGCCCAACACAATCTATCCCATAAATGTGTGCCTTGAAACTCAGGTGTTTTTAATGTCATGCTACATCTCCATCTAATGAAAGCATATTATATTTTGAATCATAACCACTTCCATTATAGCCTATAGTTCTTACAAAATAATCTGCTGTCGTTGGTTCTCTTTCTGCTGTACCATCTTGGTGCATATTAAATCCTAAAGATGATGAACTACCATAGTTAGGTGCATAAGAGCCATGAACTGAGTAATTAATATTTGCCATAACATTTGTCATAACAGGTTTAAACTCACTCGTACTATTATCTGATACTGATGATATATTAAAACTGTCTTTTATTGTGTCACCATTCTGAGCATAATTAAGCCATGACTTAGATATGCCATTATATATGTAACTCGTATCAATAGACTTTTCTGTATTAGTATTAACTTGGTCAGATGTTGTTAATGTATCAAATGCTATTGTTCCGTTTGCCATTATATAATCCTATGTCCATAACAATAAGTATATCCTTGTCCTGAAAAAGTTTGAATAGTAGGACTTGCACTTCCTTGTGCATCTCTTGCTCTATTATAAAAAGTTATTGTATCACCTTCAGCTAAATTTGCTATTGTTGAAACAGCAACACTATAAGCTACTTGGTCAGAGTCATTTCCACTATCTGTTAAGTCGTAATTTGCTATTACACTTCCATTTTTATAAATAGCAGCTCTTGAACTTCTTCCATCATCTCCTATTCCATCAAAATCAATATATGCAACATAGTAAAGTTTGTATAACCCTGCTTGTCCAGAGGGAACTGTAAAAGTACTACTAGCAAAAGCATTATGAGTATCTATTTCATTTGCAGTTAATCCAGTATTTTGAACATATGTACTTGGTGAAATAGTATAGCTACTAGCAAGTTCTGCAAAAAAAGCACAAGCTACTGACACAGGACTTCCTGTTACAGTATTAATATTGTTAACTTTTAAAGTACTCATGCTAGGTCTCCAAATGCCATATGTCCTACTACCTCAGAATCATACCCACTATGACTTGAGTTTTTTGCATACCAAGAAGTTCCTCCTGTAACTTTATCTGAAGGAGTACCATTACTAGTTCTTGTTCCACTATGAACCATACTTTTTGCATTAGTTGTATTGTCAGCATGAAGGCTTGAAGAAGCTACCCAATTTGTAGATGAAAAAACATTTGTCATCCTCCATGTTACTATTCCAGTTGCAGTGTCTTCCATAGTCGATTGATTAAAACTATCTAAAACCTCTGGAGTAGTTTGGTCAGTTAATGCCCACGATTTACACATTCCTGACATAGTGTCTTGAGTTTTACCAGATGTTTTTCCTATACTGTCTACTTTAAGTGTACTCATGATGTTACTAACCTTCCACCACTTTCAATAGTTAAAGTAACTCCAGACGCTACTGTTAATGGACCTGTAACTTGTGCATTCTCTGTAGCAAGTATAGTTATATTTGATGTTAAAGATTGTGCGTTAGTTCTAAACATTCCACCATGTTTAAAGTTTCCTTTATTTTCTTCTGCAGGTGTAATAGAACCTCGTGTAGATTCTAAAAAATATACAAAGATATTATTTGTACCACTTGAAGGTGCTGCAGTAAAAGTAAGTGTAGACCCATCAGGTACAGTATAAGCAGATGTATCTTGAACAACACCATCTACTGATACAAGTATATCCTGCACACTTGATATAGTTCTTCCTAATGCAAAAGTAGTATCACTACCATCACCATTAAATCTTACAACTGCAGGTGCTTGTTGAAAAGCAGAAACTACTTTATTACCTATTAAAGTCATTAAGCAATCTCTAAGTAACTTGTTATTACATCTACTGAACTTACTGCACTTGAAGTAATCTTAATTTTATCAGAAGCATTAAGTACAACCTTTTGGTCTCCACCTACAACTACTAATGTTGAACCTGCAGGTATTGGTGCATCCTTAACTAATCGAGCTGCTGCTCCACTATTTATGCTTAGTTCTGCAGTTACAGTTATTTGAGAACTTGTTATATTTGCTAAACTTAATCCTATAACTGTAGTTGATGTACTTGAAGGGCAGACATAGGCATCAGTTGTAGTTGTGCCTACTCCTGCAACTGCTGATACTTTAAAACTATTTGCCATATTATTTCCTTGTTATTAATAGTTATTATACAGTATAAATTAACCTAACGCAATAGCAAATGGTATAGGGTCTACACCACCTGCATTAGCTATAGAAGTAGCCATTGTCGCAGATAAGTTAGTTATAACTGTATTTATAGATGTGATTGCTGCAGTTCTAGTATTAATACTTGTAGCCATTGTTGCACTAAGATTTGTAACAACTGTATTAATACTTGTAATTGCTGCAGTTCTGTTATTTATAGATGTTGCAACAGTAGAACTAAGATTAGTAATTACAGTATTAATAGATGTAATAGCAGAAGTTCTATTATTAATAGATGTTGCAACAGTAGAACTAAGATTAGTAATTACAGAGTTTATACTTGTAATTGCTGAAGTTCTATTTGAAATACTTGTAGCCATTGTTGCACTTACAGTAGCTACATCAGATGTTAATGCAATTGTACCTGTCGCATCAGGTAATGTTATAGTTCTACCTGCTGTAGGTGTAGGAGTAGCAAGTGTAATATCATGAGATGCATTACCATTAGGTCTTAAAAATTTTATATCACCTTGTCCAGTAATTGCAAGTATTCCATTACCACTCGCAGCTAAACCTAATAAATCGTTTGAATTACCTGAAGCAGTATCAAATATATATAATTGTTGGTTAGTGCTACCTTGCTCATTATCTAAAGCAACTGCATTACCAAATTGTGATGAAAAATCAGTAGGGTTACCTGCTACATATTCTACTTTACCCCAGTTATCACCACTTTTATCTCCAAATCCAATATATCCATCTTCTGATATTATTTGACCACCATTTACTGCAAGATTTCCAGTAATAGTTAAATCACCACTAACAGCACTTACAACAGTCAAAGCATTTATTGTAAAAGCAGACACAGAAGTTATAGCTCCTCCTGCATTAGCAATAGATGTAGCAAGTGTAGCACTAAGATTAGTTATTACAGTATTAATAGATGTAATAGCAGATGTTCTATTGTTTACACTTGTTGCCATTGTAGATGATAAATTACCTATAACAGTATTTATAGAAGTAATAGCAGAAGTTCTATTACCAATAGATGTGGCAAGTGTTGAACTTAAATTACCTACTACAGTATTAATTGATGTAATAGCAGATGTTCTATTTCCTATAGAAGTTGCAAGTGTAGAACTTAGGTCACCTACTACAGTATTAATAGAAGTAATAGCATCTAAATTAGTTTTACTAAGTGCTGAAACATTTGCTATAGATGTAGCAAGAGTTGAAGATAGATTAGTAACAACAGTATTTATACTTGTTATTGCACTTGTTCTATTATTAATAGATGTGGCAAATGTAGAACTTAAATCACCTACTACAGTGTTTATAGATGTAATAGCGTCTAAGTTAGTTTTACTAAGTGCTGAAACATTTGCTATTGAAGTTGCTAGTGTAGAAGATAAATTAGTTACAACAGTATTTATACTTGTTATAGCAGTAGTTCTATTATTAATTGAAGTTGCTATTGTAGAACTAAGATTACCTACTACAGTATTAATAGAAGTAACTGCATCTAAGTTAGTTTTAGATAGTGCAGATACGTTTGCTATAGATGTAGCAAGTGTCGAAGACAAATCACCTATTACAGTATTAATAGATGTTATAGCACTTGTTCTGTTTCCTATAGATGTTGCAAGTGTTGAAGATAAATTACCTACTACAGTATTAATAGAAGTAACTGCATCTAAATTAGTTTTAGTTAAAGCACTAACATTAGCAATTGAAGTTGCCATTGTTGCAGACAAGTTTGTAATTTTAGAATTAATACTTGTAATTGCATTTACACTAAGATTACCTATAACTGTATTAATAGAAGTTATTGCATCTAAATTAGTTTTAGATAACGCAGACACATTTGCTATACTTGTAGCCATTGTAGAAGATAAATTTCCTACTACAGTATTTATACTTGTAATTGCATCAAGATTTGTTTTAGATAATGCACTTACATTTGCTATACTTGTTGCAAGAGTTGAACTAAGATTTGTTACAACTGTATTAATAGAAGTAATGGCAGTGGTTCTATTATTAATAGACGTAGCCATAGTTGCACTAAGGTCTGTTACTACACTATTAATACTTGTTATTGCACTTGTTCTATTAGCAATACTTGTTGCCATAGTTGCACTTAATGTTGCAACCTCTGCACTTGTAGCTACACTTTCACCATCCTTAAATAATCTTGTTGCATTTGCACTAACTGCAAATAAATTAGTTGCATTTAAAGAACTTACTGATGTATCACTAAAACTTAATGTACCTGCAGTTAAGTTAGTTATACTTGCAGTTGTTGCTTTTAATATGCTTGTTTCAACTGTAGTAGCAGTTACTGTATCTGTAGTTATTTTAGTTCCTACAGTAAGATTGTTAAATGTTACATCTGTTGCACTTACTGCCTTCATATTAGTAGTGCCTTCAATAACTACATCACCACCAATAGATGTATCATTTTCTACTGTAAGAGCAGAACCACTTAATGTTCCACCTACAAATGCATTAGAAGAAATAGTTGTTGTTACTGTTACATCTGTAATTCTACCAAAATTATCTACAGTAAAATTAACCATAGGACCATAAGTAGCTGCAGAAACTCCTGAACTAGCTAAATTAATTGTAGGATTACCTTCAGTACCATTTGCATTAGATATAGTTAAAGGACTACCTACTGCAATAGTACGACCATGCACATTACCTGCAGATACTGCAACAATACCTGTTGTTCCTGTTAAGTCTGCAATTGCATTAAGTTCTGCTGCAGTTGCAGAAAGTGTAGTTCCATCTATTTGAAGTGTTCCAGTAAGATTTATTTTATCTGTGGAAAGTTGGAGGGGTGTATTATTACCTGCACCTGTTTGTACTGATAATAAATTTGTTGTTAAATCTGTATTACCTGCATCAACTTGTAATAAGTTTTTATAAGTATTTGCAATTTTTTTACCTGTAAAGTCACTCATATCATATTCCAGTATTTATCTGTATCTTCCCAATCTGTTGTTACACTTTGCCAATCTAAATTTCTATCAGCTATTGACTCGGGTCTTGCATCTTTTATAAAGAATGTTTCTGCTAACTTAGGAGTTCTATTTTGTGGATGACTTTTAGAATCATATATACCTTCATAGTCTTCAGGACAAACTAACATCCCATAACTATTTTTTTTCATTACATTACGTCTGTATTCAAATCCACAAACGTCACATTCTATAAGTATATTTTTTCTAAGTGCCATTATGTTGGTAACCAATCCGTAACTGTAACACTTGTTTCAGGCATTGGTGACCTTCTATGAAAAAACCTTACCCTTTCTTCGTCATTAACAGCTTTTGTTTTATTCTGTGGATGATTATTTAAATCATACTTTTCATAATCTAAAAAACAAACCATTGAACCATAACTTGTTTTTTTTAAATCTCTTAATCTATATCTAAATCCACATATATCACATATGCCTAGTGTTTGTCTTGATGTAGACATTACTCCTCAAAATTTTCTCTAAGTGTTTCTAACTTATCTTCATACTCTGCAACTTTGCCAATATTTTTATCTAGCTCTTCCATAATATCTCCATGTTCTCCTATTGCAACAGGATTAGAAAGATAAGTTTCTACATTTGCACTATGATAAGCAATCTTACCTATAAAATATTTTTCAACTGCTTCATACATTATTCTTCTAGTTGCCATTATACCCTCACCTGTGGTCTAATTAAAAGACTAACTCTTTCTCTATCTTCTTCTAAAGCTCTTGAAAGTCTTTCTTCATATTCTGTTTTTATCATTGCAATTCTTTCCATATCTACATTAGGTCTTTTCATTGACATATAATATGCAACACCTGCAGTCAAACAAGGTAAAAATCTTCTTGAAACATCAGGAGTTTGTATTGCAGACCTATTAACATCCTGCATATATCTTATAAGTTCTACTTTAACTTGGTCTGTAGAATTTTCAGGTAAGGGCCATAAATATATTTCAGGGTTATCTCTTTCATGTCTTACTGCATACTGAGTAGGTCTTCCTGTTTGTTTCTTATTAGGTATCTTTAAAAACTCTTGCATAGATATTCTTTCAAGTTGAATATCTACATTGTCTCTATTGACAACTGCTTCTAATACATCTATACTAGAAGAAGCAAGAGAATAAGTTGTTGTGCTTATAGATACTGTAAAAGTAGAAGTTTCTGCAGTCCATAACATAATGTCTCTATTCTGCCAATCTTGCAGTAATAAATTAATTGACCTTCTTGCAG